AATGGGATACGGATATCTGACAGAGCGGGCGATCATGTCGAACCGGCAGACGTTCCCGGAGTTCAAGTTCAGATCCGAATGTATGTGCCAGCAGGTGGAGACGATCCTCAAACAGCCGTTCCCGGAAGGAGCCTGGGACGCAGGAATCGACGAGCGGTCCGGGATCGCGGAGCATGAAGAACTATTCTTTGGTATCGACATGTCACTCCGGCGCGACTGGACGTGTATCGCGGTAGCAGGAAAACGCGAGGACGGTAATTATCACATCGAGGTCATCGAGAGGAAGATCGGCACGGAGTGGGCCATCAACTGGTTCTATGAGCGCCAGAAAAAGGCACCTATGAATCTCGCATTCCAGGAGCGCGGATGCCCGGCAAGCGGACTGGCAGAACAGATCTGCTCTCTCCCGAACGTAAACCGCATGGCGATCGGCGGCGGGGAGCTGTCCGCAGGCTGGGGAAGATTCTGGGACGGCATCGCAGCGAGCGAGCCGGGATCAGGACGGGAAGGCAAGAAGATCTACCATCTGCCGCAGCCGGTCATGGACGGCCCGGCCAAGACCATGCAGCTGCGTGCGCTCGGAGGCGGTGTGGAACTACCGGACAGAAGGAAGTCTCCGGACGATCCGTCCCCGATCATCGCGTGTTTTGTCGCATTTGCGGCAGCCACGATGGCAAGGAAGCAGGAAGAAAAGAAGATCTATGAATCAAGCTACGCCAACGGCGGATCGCTTATTTTTGTTTAGCAGGTGAAAGGCAATGGCAGTAATTAACGCACTAAAAAATCTATTAGGCCGGCAGCAGGTCTATGTCGTGATCGGACGGGAGGAAAACCCGATCATAGAGGGAATGACAGCCAGGCAGCTGTATGCGACGCAGACAAATCTGCACACAGTCGTGTCCTTCCTGGCTGATTCTGTGGCACAGCTCCCTCTAAAGGTATATATCCGGGAGTCGGACACGGACAGAAGGCGCGACAGGGACAGTGCAGCGGCCCTGCTGCTGTATCGTCCGAACAGGGACCAGACAGCATATGAATTTGTCAATGCTCTGCTGACGGAATACTTCCTGATGGGTATAGCGACAGTATGGGTGCTCCCGGATCCGGACAGCGAGAGCGGGATGCAGCTCAGGATCATCCCGCAGGAATGGATCTGCAACACGGAGCGCGAGACGAACTATGCATCAGACTCGATCCGCGTGACGGCAGGGACAGGGAGATATATCGACATTCCTCGGACGGAGTATGTGCCGTTCCGGATGTATTCACCTGGCAATCCGGGAGGATACCAGTCACCGATGGCAGCGCTGCAGCAGACACTGACAGAGCAGATCCAGGCGGACAAGTTCCGTACACAGATCTGGGCGTCTTCCGGAAGATTCAATTCGTACCTCACAAGGCCGAAGGATGTCGCTCCGTGGGATGACGAGCAGAGGACGAGGTTCGTGACGGCATTCAGGGAAGGATGGAGCGCGAATGGTGGCAACGCGGGCAAGATGCCGCTCTTGGAAGACGGCATGGAGATCAAGGCGATCCAGTTCAATGCGAAGGAAGCGCAGTATGCGGAAGCAAAGCAGCTGTCCCGTGAGGATGTAGCAGCGGCATTCCATGTGAATCCGTCGCTGATCTGGCATACAAACACGCAGACATATGCAAGCGCAAAGGATAACGCCAGGGCACTGTACGCAGACTGTCTCGGACCGACGCTGCAGATGATCCAGCAGAGGATAAACAGCTTCCTGCTGCCGATGATCGGAGCGGATCCGAGAACATATGTCGAGTTCGACATGACAGAGAAGCTGAAAGGCTCCTTCGAGGAGCGTGCAGGGATCCTGCAGAGCTCTGTCGGAGGCCCGTGGCTCACAAGGAACGAAGCCAGGGCAGATATCAACCTTCCTCCGATCGAGGGAGGAGACGAGCTCATCGTGCCGCTCAATGTGGTGGAAGGGGGGCAGGCAAGCCCGACAGATACGCACATGGATCCGAAATGCGACTGTGTCCAGTGTAAGTCTGCTCCTAAGAAGATCGACATAAAAGCCTGGTCAACACAGGAAGAGGAAGACAAGATGGCGGACATCCTGTCGAGGTTCTGGAAGAGACAGGCGGGGTCCGTGCTGCCGAAGATCGGAGCGAAGGCTGCCGAATGGTGGGACGAGGACAGATGGAATGACGAACTGACAGAGGATATCCTGCCGCAGATCAACAAGATCGCGGATGTACACGGAAAAGAAGTCGCTGCAGTGATCGGATCCGAATACAACACGGAACAGACGCGCAATTATCTGCGCACGATGGCAGCAGGACGCGCAGCAGCGATCAATGACGCGACATACAGGAAGATCCGCGAGGCAATGGAAGACGATGACGACGAGGAGAACACTCCGGCGCATGTCTTCGAGGTCCGGGAGAACAAGGACAGCATCACGTTCGGAAGGTCTCTTGCGATCGGCACGGCCGGATGGGCGGCAACACATGAGGCACCTGACCAGGCGAAGCAGCAGGGCATCACAAAGACCGTAGAAAAGCGATGGGTGACAGGGACAAATCCGCGTCCGGAACACGCAGCGATGAACAACGAGATCGTTCCTGTAGATGAACCGTTCTCGAACGGCTGTTTCTGGCCGGGAGACGAGAACGGAGATCCGGATACAACCTGCGGATGCAACTGCAGGACAAGAGTCATAGTCACGTACGAATAGGAGGGAATGACATGATCCATATCATAACAGGACCTCCGTGCGCAGGGAAGTCCACATACATCAGCGAGAATGCGAAAGCAGGAGACCTGAAGGTTGATTATGATCTGATCGCGCTGGCGCTGGGCGCTGAGAACAGCCACGCTGCAGAGTGCCTGATCAAACAGGCAGCCTTTGAGGCAAGGGAAGGCGCAATCAGAAAAGCGCTGGAAGATTCGGAGCGGGAGTCGTGGATCATACATACAACACCGTCTGAAGACCACATGAAGATGTACGAGGCAGCAGGTGCAGAGTTCGTTCATCTGGATCCAGGCTATGAAGAATGTATGGCACGTGCCAGGAACGACAACAGGCCGCAGCAGACGATAGAAGGCATCGAGAAGTGGTATGCCGGGAAGAAGGGAAGACACATGGAACATCTTTACAAGAATTTTGAGATCAAATCCAGCGGTGACGCGGGCACGATCAGCGGATATTTTTCCACGTACGACAGGATCCCGGACAGCTACGGCGACATCATCGCGCCGGGAGCGTTCGCGGATACGATCAAAGCACGCGAGGAGTCGGGGCATCCGTTCCCGCTCTGCTGGAATCATGACCTTGATCAGATCATTGGTAAGGTCGACAAAATAGAAGACACGGAAAAAGGCCCGCTCATGACAGCGAGCTTTTTTAATACTCCGCTGGCACAGGAGAAGCGCGAGATCGTGAAGAACGGCGTGGTATATCAGTTCAGTTTCGCGTTCGACATTCGCGAAGACGGATACGTGGAGCTTGAGGATGGATTCAAAGCGCACGAGCTGCGGAAGCTGGATCTATTCGAGATCTCTGTCGTGCCGATTCCGGCAAACCAGAACGCAGTCATGACGGATGTCAAATCAGAAGAGCCTGAAAAGAAGGATATCAAGACAGTAACGGTCAAGGTAGTGCCTGAGATTGACGAGGAAGCCTGGGAAAAAGTCCTGGGTAAATCCGGCAGACGCAACAGCAAGAAAGATGCTGCTGCAATCCGAGAAGCCATCACGCTCTTACAGGGAGTCCTGGGAGAGCTGGAGGAAGCAGAAGAACCTGAGACAGGAGAGGACGAAGCAAAGGCCAACACGGCGGTGGAGGAGCCGGAGCAGAGCAATCCGATCAAAGAGAAGCTGCTTGAATACATCAAAAACATGGAGGTGCTCAAAAATGACGATTAGAGAAGAGCTCCAGGAGAAGAAAAACGCACTCGCTGAGCTGAAAGAGCGCATCGAGGCAAACGATGCCGAAGCGATCGCAGAAGGCGAGAAGCTGCAGGCAGAGATTGAGACAAAGACAGCCGAGATCGAGCAGGCAGAGAAGAAGGCAGCACTGCTCAGTGTGATCGGCAAGGAAGAGAAGGAGGATTCTGTTATGGGAATCAATGAGAACATGACCCTCGGCGATAGATTCGTTGAGCAGGTTAAAAGCATGACTCTCGGCAAGAAGTTCGCAGTGAACATGGAGGCCAAGAGCTACAACGACGTCCAGAAGACCCCGACCACCAGCGGCGTATCCGCATTTGCTACCACATTCGACAAGAATGTAGTAGAAGCTGCACGCACTCCGCTCGTGATCAGGGACCTGTTCGGAGCTGAGACCATCTCCGGCTCCACCCTCGTATACCTCGTAGAAGGTGCGATCGAGGGCGCTCCTGCAGCCACCAATGAAGGCGCAAAGAAGCCTCAGGTGCATTTTGCAGATCCGACACCCGTGACTGTAAGCCTTGCGAAGATCGCATGCTTCATCAAGGAGTCCGATGAGTATATCAACGATTATCCGTTCCTGGCATCCGCCATCAACGGCAGGCTGCTGTATCATCTCGGCCTCGTTGAGCAGAACAAGCTCATCTATGACCTGACACATACCAGCGGCATTCAGTCCGATACCACTCACTGGACCGGAATTACTACTGCTGACGAACTCGCAGACCTGATCCTTCAGGCAGCGATGGACGTACAGGAGCAGACCGGATTCGCGGCAGACGGCATCGTGATCAGCCCGACAGACTGGTATAAGCTGCGCGTCGGCAAGAACAGCTACAAGGACTACTACGGCGGCGGATACTTCGGTGCCCAGGGCGTGAAGGATCTGTGGGGCATTCCTGTTTGCGTATCTACCGCAGTAAGCGCAGGCACCATCATCGTCGGCGCATTCAAGACCTGCGCGTCCGTAGTTACTAACGGCGGTGTAGGCGTTGACGCGACAAACTCCGATGTGGATGACTTCGAGAAGAACCTCATGACCATCCGCGCAGAGGAGCGTCTCGCTCTCGCTGTTCGTCGTCCTGCAGGCTTCAAGGTAGTCAGCAAGGGTGCAGGCGGAGCAACCGGTTCAACCTAAAGTTAAAAGGTTAAGCCTTGGAAGGCGGTGAAGCAATGCTTAAAGAATACATCTACAAAGGCAAGCAGTGGCGCTATGAGGAAGGCACACAGCCGGAAGGAGCTGTAGAGCTGGAGAAGAAGAAAACACCGCCGGAAAAGGCGGTAAAGCCGGCCAATAAGGCGGCAAAGCCTGCGAATAAGACGAGAAGGGTGGCAAAGAAATGAGTCTTTTGACGAACTGGGGCTACACGCTCACGGACATTGACTCTCTTCCGGACTTCCTGGACATCGACGAGTTCAACACGTTCACAGGCGGGAAGTACAGACAGGCGGAGGACAAGGTGGAAGCCGAGATCTCCGCTGCCTGTGCGGCCATACGGAACTATATCGGGTGGCATCTGTTTCCGTCAGCTGCGTGCGAGCTGAAGACGACATTTTTCAGCAGGCGTATCACATTCGTGGGCTGTGACATCCTGATCCAGCTGCCGTCCAAGTATGTGACAGGGATCACATCCGTACATATCGGCGGCGTAGAGTATGACACCTATGTTCTGGAGACCAACGGGATCCTGCATGTGTATGGTGTGCACCAGCACCTGCAGCGGTATTCGGAAGTAAAGGTGGAATACACGGCAGGAGTGCCGGATACGATGCTGGGACCCATCAGGGAACTGGTAGCGCACCGCGTGACGCATTCCGTCGCTGTGCCTTCCGGCATCACGCAGGAGTCGTCCGGCGGTGTATCCGTGACATATAACACGAACTGGATCAACAGCGCGAGAGCGACTGCACTGCCTGACGACAACAAAGAGGTGCTCGCACCGTACAGAGTGCAGGGGGTGTTCTAAATGCCGCTTTTATCATTTTGGCGACAGAGCATCGTCCGCATTCGTCCGGGGACAACAGAGTCACGCGGGTCGACGATACCTGACTGGTCAAAGGCAACGGAGCTGACCATCGAGGGCTGTTCTGTGCAGCCAGCGAGCACAAGCCTGTCACAGGACGGGCGCGTGCTC